AAAACCTTCCGTGATCCGCTCGCGGAAAGGAAATTCTCATTATGTGAGCGGTTTTGTTCGCGGCTCTAAAAACAATATTAGGGTGAGCAACGGGACTTGAACCCGCGACCCCCAGATCCACAAAGTTGTACCCCCGGGTTACAGAGAGGGTGGCGACAGCGCTATTTGTGCGGCAATTCAACTCAATAGGGAGGCCGCATGAAATCCAACTCCGAACCCACCCTGACACCCGAACAGACCGCACTGTTCGACGAACTGCTCAAAGCGGAAAAGACCGTGAAGCGATTGCGGAAAGCCGAACGGCAAGCCCGCAGACTGCGTGAGCAGCTGGAAGCGGCCTTCGCCGGCCGGAAGGTGTGTCGCACTCCTGACGGTCGAATGATTTTGCGGATTCCGCGGGAACGCGCTTACGATCCGCTGCCGGAAAAGACGGTGACCTGGTCGGAGTTCCAGGAAATCCCGGAATGGGATGCCTGATCAGGCACAGAAGTCGAGAAACTTCTGCCGGTTGGCTCGCATGCCGGCCAGTCGCCGCGCAGCCAGGCCGAGATAGTCTTCCGCGACATCAATCATGATCCAGCGGCGGTCCAGCAGCTCGGCCGCGATCGCCGTCTGACCGGATCCGCTGAAACAATCCAGCACTGTGTCCCCGGGGTTACTCCAGCTGCGGACATGGTCCGCTGCCAGTCGCAGCGGCATCGCCGCCGGATGCTCATGCACTTCGGCATCCGGGGCCGTCTTGCGGAACCCGGTCGCGCACTGCCAGACGTTGGTGCGGCTCCCGAACTCTTGGCGGATTGCTCCCCGATCGAACGGCTTTAACGTGCCGTCTGCCTGCCGCTCCGTTCCCTTGATCCGTTTGCCAGGCATGCCATTCCGGCGATCAGCAATCCGGTTGAACACCCGGGGAGAACCATGGGCAAAGATGAACATGTACTCGAATGAGGCATGGTAGCGGACCGAATCCGGGAACGGGGAAATCCGCTGATAGATCATGGTGTCATGCAGGCGCCAGCCGCAGTCCCGAAAGGCCAGGGCCTGCCGGAATGAGCTGCAGGATTCCGACCCGTCAATCACCTGATCATTGACGATCCAGACCACGACGCCGCCCGGCACCGTCACACGCAGCAGCTCAGCGGCAACCTGATGCGGATTGAACTTCCGGACGCCGCGATAGGTTCGCAGAGCGTCATAGGGGGGACTGGTCACAGTCAGATGGACCGATTCTGACGGCAGTTGCCTGATGCCATCGACAACTTCGCTACAGATGGACCGGCCCGGCAAAGTCGCCTGTGATCGGCAAGGTCCGCTTAATGCCCCTTGTTCAACAGTCCGAAACTGAGGTTTGCAATCCATGGTCGCTCCCGCGTCTTACACGCGTCGTTGCGACCTCTTGCCAGGTCGTGATGATGGCGTCAGGACCCCCGGTTGGCTGCAATCCATCCGGGGGTCTGCTCTCTGCCCTTGCCGGACCTGATTGCGCGACCGCTGCTGAATGGTTGACTTCTTTCACAACCATCCACAAGGCGGCTCCATGCGTATCTGCATCGTCAATAACAGCCAGGTTACCGATCGCGACGTGCTGCATGCGATCCGGGCCATCAATGCCCAGCTGGTGGACTTTGCGTATCACTGGTCCGTCATCGCCCAGCTGCGGCTCGAAGGGACCCGCGGCAAAAAGATCTCCATGAAAGAATTGCGAGGCGACGCCATCATCTATCTGCAGGATGAGTCGCCGACTGAGGCCCTGGGCTGGCATGATGCCGACAATTTCGGCGTGCCATATGGGGTGATCTCCATGCGCGACGTGGCGGGCTGGACTGTCACGCTCTCCCATGAGGTGCTGGAACTGCTGCTGGATCCGCATGCCAATCGCCTGGCTGCCGGACCACATCCGACTGAGAAGCGAACGGTCTTCCATTGGTACGAGGCCTGCGATGCCGTGCAGGGACTCACTTATACGATTGCCGGCATTGAGGTCAGCGACTTCGTGTTGCCGGCTTATTTCACGCCGGCCGAAGAGAAGGGGCTGCGTCTGAGCTATCTGGGCGCGGACCTGAAATCATTCGGCGTGGCTCCCGGCGGATACATCGGGTTCTTCGATCCGCTGATGAACGATCATGACACCTATTTCGCGGAGGGATCCGCTGAGCAGGCCTTCAATCCGCAGGCCAGCCGCACCCGCCGCTATCTCCAGCTCGGCAAGTGAGTCTCGCCATGAGTGCACCTGTTCCCGGTCTGACGGTCTCCGGCCGTATTGTGCGTGTCATCGATGGAGATACCGTCGAATTCGAAATCACGCGCCGGATCCACGTGCGTCTGCTCGATTGCTGGGCGCCGGAAAGCCGTACCCGGGATCTGCGTGAGAAGAAGCGGGGGCTGTTCGCCAAAGCCCACATGCAAAAACTGGTGGAGTGCTGCAGTGAGGCCACGCTGTTCATTCCGGCCTGCTCCCGTGGCGATCTCTCCGGCCTGTTCACCATGGGCCGCGTGCTGGGGCAATTGTGGCGCAAGGGAGATGAACAGTCGCTCGCTCAGCTGCAGGTGCTGGCGGGTGCCGCCAGTCAGACGGACCCGCGGCAGAAAAAGAAACGGGTGCAGGATCCGACGGCAGCCTGATCAGGCCGCAGCGGATGTCTGCCCCGTTTCCTCTTCAATTTTCTCGGCGAGCCACTTCCTCAAGAGTTCTCTCTGACTCAAGCCCTGCGACCTGGCGAGATCACGGATCGTCGCCGCCTTTCGCTTTGGAACAAACAGAGTGATCTGCTGCATCACTTCTGAAAACTTCGATCGAAACATTGCATGACCCTTCACAAAACGGGTTGACAGTTCCAAAACGACAGCGCGAGAGTTCTTCTCTCTCGGCAAGGATGCCAACGGCAACACCTGTGAAGGATCGTCGAGCCAGGTGTTGCCGCATTTTCCCCGCGCAGGCCGGTTCCGGCAACTGCACTTTCCCCACCTGCCATGCTATCAATTCCTATGCTTCAGCCCGGTGACATTGCCGCGTGCTACGGCACGGATTTTGTCTCTCGCTTGATCCGGTTCGGCACTGGTTCACTGCGGCGGCCGATGATTGGCCCGTCGCATGTGGCCATGATCGGCCGAGTCGGCACGCCAGGCCTGGCATGGTTCGAATCGACTTCGATGTGCCCGACACCCTGCCTCGTTCGGCATGAACATGTTGAAGGGGTGCAGGTGCAGATTCCGGCGGAACGGATCCGGCATTATCTGGCTTCGGGCGGCCGCGTGGAAATCTACCGGCCGGTTGAATTCCGCAAGTTCACACCTGAGGAATCCAAGGTCCTGACCAGCATTGTGCTGCGTGATTTCCTCGGCTGCCCCTATGACTTTGGAGGGGCGATGCTCGCCGGCACCCGGGCCTTCAAATGCTCGGCCCTGTTTCCCGGCGCGGATCTGCACTCGCTGTTCTGCAGCGAGATGCTGGCCGCGATTCTCATGCGATTCAACCGCCTGAACCATGCCAACCCGACCCGTTACAGCCCGGCCTCGCTGATCCGGGAACTGCTGCAGACCGGTGTGTATCGGCTGGTCCATACGTTCCCGGTGGAGGTCTGAATGTCCAATCTGCCATCCATCAAGCTGATCCGCAAGTATCGCCGCATGCACGAACTGCGGAGCCAAGGGAAGACGATGCAGGCGATCGGGGAGCAATTCGGCCACAGTCGTGGCCATGTCAGTCGCTGCATTCAACGCTTTCGCAAGCTGCTGCAGGCCGGGATGATTTCTCAGGTGTTCATGCTCTGGCTGTGCCTGGCTGCGACCACATTCGCCGCCGACAAGCCCTGCCTGGACGTGTGGTGCTGCGGATCGCAGGCTGGCGAGTTCCAGCCGAATGAAGACGCCTTCTGGCGGGCTTATCAGGAGGACAGCGGGTTCCGCACGGCCCTGGATCAGGCTTATCACGTGCGGCGCGGCGCCATCAATAAAAGCGTCCCGTTCTGCATGTCCCAGGGGATTCGCTGCGGCCCGACATTCGTTTCTCCGGCGAAGCGAATTATTGGCTTTCGCGGCGCGGATGTGCTGCTCGGCGAACTGGGCCTGACGCGGAATAAGCCGGCGACCAGCTCGACGATCGATACCACTGCGATCAAGGCGGACCTGGCCAAGGCCCTGCTGCAGGATGTGCAGGCGCTCGGCAAAACGCTGCGCGACGAACAGGCCGGAACCGCAGACGGCCTGCACGGCGAAATCGGCAGCCTGCTCAATCGCGTGGAACAACTCGAGCAACAGATGCAGCAGGCCGACTCCTCACTCTCCACTGGCCTGAACGGTTTTCAGTGTCAGTTCGAGCAAGTGATTGGACAGCTGCAGCAACTGAAATCCGATCGCGCTGCCCCGCCCCCTCCTGCCGCATCGAGCGATTCTTCCAGCGGCACTCAAGCCCCCCCGGTGCCCTGGCTGGATCGTTCGGTGCGGATCTTTTCGGCGGTGATTTCAATCGGGCAGTTGCTCGGCGTGGCCAGCATCAGTGCTGGATCGTTCGGGATCGCGGGACTGGTGATCTGGGGGCTGCGGCGGTTGTTCTCTGTCCGGCCGGCCGGTCCCGTGACTCCAGCGTCATTCCCGCAAGGCAATGCGACTGTGGCTGACGCGGCGACACCTGCAACACCGGCCAAGACCAGCAGAGCAGAATACGAGCTGGTCAACCGGATTAAGCAATACGAGGACGAAATCGCCGGCCTGCGGGAACAGCTGGCGAAGTCCTCACAGCAACTCGCCCAGGCGCAAACGCAGTCCCCGCTGTATGCGCCCTACGAAACCGAACTCTTCCGCGAAGCCTATGAATGGTCCGCGAAAGAGATGGCACGGAAGTTCCCGGGTGCGGTCGACACCCTGGAATCACTTCGCAATTTCATCGACCAATACCTGTCTTCTAAAGGCCGGAAAGGCAAAGCATGAAGAACGACGCATTTCTCTGGTACAACGTCGGCGACTGGTCTGGTTACGGACTGGCCGTCCCCAATTTTGGCGACGATCAGACGAGTCAGAACGACACGATTCGGTACTTCACCGATATCATCGGTCGCAACCTGCAGGGGATCATGTGGCACACTGACTCCCGGCTGGCCACGCCGCCCTCGATCAACACGCTGCGGCGGATTCATAAGCTGTGCGTCCGGGCCCGCAACCTGTTCGCCGGACGGGCTGTGCCGTCCGGCACGAACAACATGGAATCGGCACATGCGATCCCCTCTCCGGAGGAGTTTCGCGTGTATCCGGTGCCGTACTTCACCGTCCGCAACCAGTGGATGAAACAGTACTGCGGCCTGATCCTGCTCTCGCTCACCGAAGCGATGCAGCACAGCGAAAACGCCCGGCCCCTGGAAATCTCCGAAGCCTTCGCCGGGCAGATCAGCCAGTACATCCAGCGGGTGTATCGCACGATGGCCGTCGAACTGTTTCAGGTGCCGCTCGATGCCGCGAATGCGGCCGACTTCACCCTGACGGATGAGCAGCTGGCGGCTTACAACCCGGCCGCCTGGTTCACGTCAACCGAGCTGGTTGACACCGTGCCGGACCTGGCCAACTGGCCAACCGAAGACGATCTGCAGCTGCTGACGGACGGACTGCCGGTGTCGCAGCTGCCAGTTCTCGGCCGCTATCCGGCCGGCACTTCCAGCACCGGCAGCAGCTCGGGCAGCGCCAGCAGCAACTCGGCCGCGACGTCGTTCATCGCCGCCCCATCGGCTTGATCTGTTTCCGCAAGCGAGTCCGTTCGATAGGCCCAATTCATGTCACCGATCCACCTCGGCCGCAATCCCCGACTGTTCATCGGAACCGGCACCGAAGACGAGGTGAGTTGGACCGAAATCGAACTGGCACCGCGCGAAGCTCTCCGGGAGGGCGCATCCCGCCCTCCCGTTCTTTCCCTTCTCCCGCCCGTCACTCCCATGCACCACCTCTGCCATTTGATGACCACGCTTGTGCTGCTCCTGCTCAAGGCGACCGGCGTGATCGACTGGCCGGTGTGGGTCTGCACCCTGCCCACCTGGGGACCGTTTCTGGTGTCCCTGCTGCTCCTCCTGCTCGCGGTCGGTCTGGCCACAATCTCATTTCTCTTCGACAAACTCTTTCACAGGTGATCCATGCAGCTTCTTTGTCAGTACGCGATCCTCGTCTGCCTCGTCTCTCGCTCCTGCTTCACGATCAGAGAACTGCACACCATTCCGCATGTGAAAAACGGTGAATTGCCTTATGGCGTGGCTCTGACCATCGCAATCGTTGTCTACGGTCTCCTTGGATCCCTGTACTGGGGCGCGGGAGCCTTGCCCTTCTGATGCCGGCTACTGATCCCTTCTTTCAAGCGGGCCTGCGAGCGGCCCGACAACACACCCGTGCCTTTGAGCGGATTCTCAAGGGCCATCAGGAGTCCCCGCGCGTGAACACTTTGCCGACGTCGATTCTGCCCGCCCTCGTGCTGCCCAGCCTGATTCAGATGTTCGGCGGCTGCGTCGATGTGGGGCGCAAGCAGCCCATCGGGCGGGGCCGGATTGTCGGCTGGGACGCCGGCGGCGTGCGTCGTCTGCCACGGCGCGGACGGAATCAACTGTGCCGGTGTGATTCCGGACGAAAGTTCAAGCACTGTTGCGGAGGACCCGGATGAGCGGTGATCAGATTTTTGAACTGTGCAGAATGGCCTTACTAACGATGTCAATCGTGGCCCTCTGTTGCTTTTGGGGACGATTGACTGATTGATGACCGGCATTTCATCGCCCTGGAAAGCTTTGCTGAGCTGGTTCTCGTCGTGCTGGCCAGCCTGTTTCTGTATGGAGTCTTCGATTGAGCGAACTGCCCGACTTTTCCGTGATCACTCGCGACATCGTCACCGATGATGATGCCGAATTGGCCATGCATGTGCTGTCCTGGATCAGCGCGCGCGAAGCGGCGGATCAGGCTGATCTGCGTGCGGTGACTGTCCGGAAACGGCAGGAACTCGTCGACAAATGCCGGATCGAATTCGAGGGCGTCTCGTTTTCATTCTCCGAAGTACGAAAAACGCTGACCGGCGAACTGGAAAAATTCGGTGCCGCGCAACGGGCTCGCCTGTTTGCGAAAAAGCAATCTGTGCAGTTCACGCATGGAGTGATCCGCACACGCAAGGCAACGGCCAGCGTGGACCTGGCCCCCGGAGAAACAGTCGAGAGCGTGCTGAAGCGAATGGGAGATCTTCCCCATTACCAACGCACCAGCGTCGCGATTGACCTGCAGGCCATCCGCGCCGATCGCCTCAAAGGGTTGCTGACCGACGAGACCCTGAAGGAGTGGGGCCTGGTGTTCGACGACGGCGAAGCGACCCAGAACATCACCATCGACCCAAAATAAGCGATGCTCGATAATTACGAAGTGACAATCGCCGCTGTCACCGCCGTGGCCGCCGTCATCTGGTGGGCGGCACGCATGGCTTACAACGTCGGGCGCATCCGCACTGCCCTGGAAGGGACGCTGGTGCAGCACGGCAAGCAGATTCGCCAGTTGCGCCGTGGCCATCGCACCGTGCGGCAAACCGTTGAACAACACCAGCGGTGCCTGGCAGATCACGAACCGCGTATTTTTTCACTGGAACAATTTCGCAGCGGGGGGACAGTCCGCTGAGCAGGAACAGGCATGTCTGTCACGTTACCAAATGGCGTCAAAATCGTTCTGCCTACGTCCGGCCCGGAACAATTTTGGGGAACAATCGCCGAACATTATGCGGGGAATGACCGTCGGAAATGGAAGTATTTAGTCATGCTCGCCCTGCGTGAAAACGCCGGCTGGCCACTCGACTGGATCGGAGCTGCATTCGGCCACCCCAAAGGGCATGTGACCCGCTGCCTCAAAAAGATCAAGGAAGACCTGCGGGAGCATTTCAGCCAGGAGGAGCTGGATGTCGATGCGATTTCCGAACTCGAACCGCCCTACACAGATCATTGCGATCCTCAGGAATGACGGCGAGCGATATGTCTTTCTGTTCGACGAGCATCCGGCCAGCAGCGAGAAACTGCTGCAACTGGCTGGCCAATATGCTGCCGATCCCTCTTTGAGCTTCACCTGGCTCAATGCCTGCCAGGTTGCCTGGAAGCTCCGCGAACTCTCGAAGCAGGCCTAGACGCTGTCTGGGCCTGCTTCTCGCATTCTGCGTGCTGGCTGCCTGCGCTGGCCTTCTGTCAGCCAGCCCCCCCGTCTGGGGCCCCCCGGAAATTCCGGGGAACGGGGCATGGCCGGCGGAGCCGTGCCCAAATGCAACTGACAGGACGGACGCCGAATCGGCCCCGCCAGTGTGCAGCCCGGACGGCCGCCAGGCCGGACGGGCAGAGCCGCGCGACGGGTCCGCGTTTGGCTGTATGGACCGCAGACGCAAATTTGATCGCCAGCAAGCGCTGATTTCCGCCGAGGTGGGAGAGATCCCGGCGGTGGCCCATCCCCTGCGCCGCGAGCTATGCGGAGAATCGCTGCTGCTGTTTCTGGTGACGTACTTTCCAGAGACGACCGGCAGTGAATTGTTCTCGCTCGATCACTGCCGCATGATCGACCGGATCGAAAACTGCCTGCTGCAGGGGGGGCGGTTCATCAACTGCGTCTATCGCGGATTCGCGAAAACGACAATCACCGAACTGGCGGCACTGTGGGCCGCGCTCTATGGCCATCGAAGTTTTGTGGCGGTTTTCGGAGCGGACAAAACTCAGTCCGAGTCGATGTTGGACTCGGTCTACAAAGAGCTCTGCGAAAACGACCTGCTGGCCGAAGACTTTCCAGAAATCTGCCTGCCGTTTCAGCAGCTCGACGGCAAGAGCCAGCGTTGCGATTCGCAGACGATCAACGGCGAGCATACGCATATCAAGGTCAACAAGGGCCTGCTGGTCTTTCCGACGGTCCGCCTGGCCAATGGTCACTTCTCTCCGGGTTCGGGCGCGATTCTGAAGGCGAAAGGGATTCTCGGTGCCGCCCGCGGCATGTCGTACAAGACGGCCGACGGCCGCAAACGGCGTCCGGACTTCGCGCTGATCGACGATTTCCAGACAGATGAATCGGCCACGCATCCCGGCCAGGTGGAAACCCGCCTGACGCTGATCCGCAAGGCGATTCTGAAATCCGCCGGTCACCGCAAAACCATTGCCTGCGTGATCAATGCGACCATGATTGCGGCGAATGACGGGGTCGACCAGCTGCTCGACCGCGAGCGGAATCCGAGCTGGGACGGCGAGCGGATTCCAATGGTGAAAAAGTGGGCCGAAGCCCACGACACGCTGTGGCAGGAATACGCCAAGCTGCGGCGAGCGTTCAATTCCGACATTCCGGGGGACCAGCAACGGGCCGCACGGACGGCGACCGCGTTCTACCTCGAGAACCGCGAGGCGATGGATGCCGGTTGCCTTGTCAGCTGGCACGCCTGCTATGACCCCGATGTGGAAGAGTCGTCGATCCAGCATGCCTACAACCTGTTTTTCGACGATCCCCCCGAGGTGTTCGATTCCGAGTGTCAATGCCAGCCGGCGGCCCCCTCGCCCGAAGGGGTGGCCCGGCTGGATGCCATCACGATCGCCCGCAAAATCAACGGCTTCGGCCGGACCGTCGTGCCCCCCTCCGCCACCTGCCTGGTCGCCTTTATCGATGTGCATGAGGACGTGCTGTATTACGCCGTCTGCGCCTGGACCGAGCGTTGCACGGGGTTTGTGGTGGACTATGGGACCTGGCCGGAGCAGCGCCGCAGTTATTTCATGAAACGGCAGGCGACCAATACCCTGGCGAAGAAGTTCAAAGATCTCTCCGTTGAAGACCGGATCATTCAGGGGCTGGAAATCCTCGTGACGCAGCTGTGCGGGCGCGAATGGTACCGGCCGGACAGCACGCCCGTGCGGATTGAGAAGCTGCTGATCGACTCGGGCCACAAGTCGCCTGAAGTGGAGCTGGTCTGCCGGCGATCGCCGTTCGCGGCCATCCTGCAGATGAGCAAGGGAGACGGGATTTCGGCCGGCAAATTGCCGATCGCTGAATATGAGCGCCGCCCCGGCTGGAAGTTTGGTGACAACTGGTACGTGCCAGCCCCCAAAAACCGCAGCCTGCGGACCGTGATGATCGACACGAACTATTGGAAGACCTGGCTGAGGACCCGGCTGGCCACACCGATTGGCACGGAAGCGAATCTGAGCCTGTTCGGGCAGGCCGGCGAAACCGATCACCGCTTGTTGGGGGATCACCTTGTGTCCGAATCCCCGACAGAGACCCAGGGACGTGGAAGGACTGTGATCGAATGGCTGCCTTTGCCTGGATACGACAATCACTGGCTGGACTGCCTGGTTGGCTGCTCCGTCGGCGCCTCGATGCAGGGCTGCAGCCTGCGGCCGAAGTCGCACGAAAAGAAGTTGAGCCGGCGGGAGCGAGCGCTGATTGCGGCCCGGAAGCGGGGCCTGGCGACGTGATTCTCACGCCAGCGAAATTCGAGGTTCGATTGATCATCGATCCCACGGGGACGGGCTCCATTGAATTTGTCCCGTTGCCGTTCGGCCACCAATGACACTGGTGCTGATCGTGTTGTGCCTGGCTCTCGCGGTCGGTGTGCAGGTTGTCGCCCTGCTGGGCCTCGCCTGGCTGCCGTCGCTCCTGTTCGCCATGGGAATCACCCTCTTCAGCCTGGCCGGGCTGGCCTGGCTCACTGAACACTCAGGAAATCAGCTATGAACTGCCCCTACTGCCACACCGAAAACGCCCAGGAAGTGCTGCCCAGGCGGCGGGAACCGCTCTATCAGTGCCGCGCCCCCGGCTGCCGGCTGCGGTTCAGCGCGCCGACCCTGGCAGACGAAGTCCCGGGCGATCCGGAACCTGCGGACGAGTCCGGAGGCGACACGGCCGCTGTTCCCCGCCGGCGACGTCGGTAATCACAATTTTGTGATGTGACCCTGCCTCCCCTTTCGAAGGAGCTGCCATGACTGAATCCACTGAACCGAGCCGTGACGTGCAGAGCGTCTCTGTCGACGGGCAGATGACGACGTTTGTGTCCCCGTCCGAGCAAGTCGTCGAAGATGCGCGGCGTGCCCGGCAGCGCGGGCTGAAGCGGAACAAGCCGTTGGCGGGATTCCTGCGGATCTTTAAGATGAACCTGCAGGATCGACCGGGATAGTTCTTCGAGCGGAGGCACAATGCAATTCTCTGAAAGGGTACCCGCTGGCAGTCTGTCAATTGAGCCATTGGGGGACATTTCGGAGATGGTGCACTCGATTGAATGTGAACGCACTCCAGGGGACGTCGAACCCGCTGATTTTCGTGACAGAGCCGTGATCTATCGCCAAGCGCCATCCCGTGAAAGATTACAATTCCAGATAGATGTTCCCGAGGATGACCTCATGTATTCGGCCGGACCGAAGCGCGAGTGGAAGCACCAGATTGCGGCCACTCTTTGGGACGCATTTCTAAATCAGTCATCCTTCGTGATGAGATTTCGCAGTTCCGAGCCAGCAATTGTAGGCCTGACCGTGGTCACCGAGGTGAACCGTGAATTCATCCCATTCGCGGAAGACCACCCGGAAGTCCTCGTTAAACTTCCGGAATCGCTGGAGCCTGTCTGGCTCAAGGATTGGGATGCTCGGGCACACAGCCTGAATACCATGCGTCTGAACTCCCGCACGAACCATGTGATAGGGACTATCTGCCAATGGACCTTTCTTCTGGCTCCGGCTCCTCAGCGGTGATAATGCCGTCCTGAATGCCAATCAGGCCCTGCGACGGATGCGACTGCAAGAACGCCAACAGAGCTGCATGATCGGCCCCCTCGACTTGTTGACCGTCCTGCGGTGCCAGCAAAAATGCTGTTTCGGACTCAATGCCATTGAACTCGGCGAAGCCATTCAGGCCGATCGTGCCGTCGTCAAACAGCTCCACGACGTAACGGTTCCAGCAGTTGTTTTTCTCGCTCATTTCAGGCCCTTGATGAATTTCGTGACATTGGGGTAAGCCGTTTTGATGCGCTGGCTGTTGTTCCACTGTTTCGCCGGCTTGGGGCGCCCCACTCCATAGATCGCGGCAAACGTCTCCGCAAAGATTTCTTTGGCGCGGCTGCCGGCGGGATAATGCAGATACTGCATCCGCTCACGCTGGCCAGCAGAGAGTTTCACTCGCTGCAAATTCTTTTGATCTTTGGCCAGTGCCGCCTTGAATCCAGGAGTGTCGGTCAGACGTGTTCCCGGAGTCCGCTGATAATCATACGCATGCCCCAGCTCATGCAAGGCCGTCATTCCGGAATTTCGGCCGCCGCCGGCATGCTGAAAATTGTCCACAATCACATGCGCCTGCCGGCTCTTCGGAGCATAAAACCCGCGCCAGTTTTTTGCATCCGGTCCAGCCAACTTGACGGCTTCCTTCACGGTCAACACATGCGTTTTTGTGCCCTGTGACTCCAGCAGGGTCCGCACCCGGGCCGGCATGCGGGCAATGGCGGCATCCACTGCCCGTTGAATCTCTTCCTTCGGCACTTCGGCATGGTCCGGGCCTGCGCTCGCACTGCCGGCACTCCCGCCCAATGCTCCCGGCGTGACAAACCCGCCCCCGCCCACCAGACCTTTGCCGCTGCTGCGGCCGCGACCACCCATCGGACTCCCTTTTCAAAGTGACCTATGCCACCTTGGGGAGGGTGCTTGCGCGCAATTGTGCAGCCGTTGTCGGAGGCAGACATGCAACAGCGCTGGACACTGGCGAATCGACCGATTTTTCCCGCTTACAACGGTTGGGGGATTCCGCAGCTGTTGTCACAGGCCGTGACACTCCCGGATCGCCTGGCACTGAAACGGAGCTGGTCCGGCGCCGGTTCGCTGGTCAATGACCGGACCCTGCAGCCGCTCCCGGGATCGACGATTTGCTTTTACGTGGATGACTATCGGATTGAACCGCTCTGGAATCGACCACTGGCCTCCTTGCGGCGGCTCGAAGATCTGCTGCCGGCCGCGGTGATTGAACCGGATTTTTCGCAGTACAGCGATCACCCGGCGGCAGTGGCCATCTGGAACCTGTATCGCTCACGCTGGGTGGCCCGCTATTGGCAGGAGCATGGTCTGACGGTAATTCCGTCGCTCAACTGGAATGCGCAGATGCTCGACATGATTGGACTGGGGATCCCGCGCGGCGCGGTGGTCGCCTGCGAAGCCCGGCCGCGGTTCAAAGACTCGCGCTTATTGCTGGCGGGCCTGCGCGCAGCGGTGAAACAGATCGCGCCTGCGGCCGTGCTGCTCTATGGCGCGGCTGACGGGCTGCGGGAGCAGGTACCCTCTGGTCCGGAGTACCGCTGGCTGCCGGCCTGGAGTCCCCGGAAACGAATTGAGGCGCAATCGAAGCGGCATGAGTGAACCTGAAAGGGACATTCATGGCCTTCAATCTGCGCGCCGCCTGGGACGGATTCTGGAACCGTTCCGCCGCTGAAACCTCCACTGTGGAACCTGTTGACTCTCGCGCTGAGCCGACGCAGCGACCGGCCTGGCAGGGATGGAACGGTTCGCTGGTCCGAACCATCCGCGCGGCCTATGAAGCCGGCATGGTGCGGTCGGATCTGTGGACGCTGGCCGATTTTCGCGACGCCGATGCCACCCTGTTGCCGCACATCCGCCGCCGGATCCGCTCTCGCGCCCGATATGAGGTGGCCAACAATCCGCAAGTCGATCGAGTGCTCAAAGTCTGGGTGGACGATGTGGTGGGGCAGACCGGTCCCTGGCCCAAGCTGCAGACCGGCAATGCCGAGGTCGACAAATTCATTGAAAGGGCCTGGCTGCGGTGGTGGCGCGTCTCCGGGCAGGCCGCGAAGCTCCGCACGGCCGTCCGCGCCGAAGCCAGCGACGGCGAATCGATCGGCGTGATCTTCCATAATGAACGCATCATGGATCTGCAGGCCCCCGACAGCGCCGTATCGGTCGATATCGGCGAATTTGAGGCGGACCGCCTGGCGGATCCCTCTCAAACGGATGCCGCTCGCAGCGACTACATCGACGGCGTGCATCTGGATCCCTGGACCCGCGTGCCGGTCGCTTATGACCTGCTCAAGGCCCATCCCGGCACGGAAAACATCGATCAGCTGGGAGACCAGTTCGAAGCGCAGACATTTTCCCGGAACCAGTTTTTGCATGTCTTCCGCAAAAACCGCCCGGAACAGCATCGGGGCGTGTGCCGGTTTGTGGCCGCGCTGCCTGTCGCCGGACTGCTCCGCAAATATGCCGAGGCGGAAGTCACTCGCGCCGGCCAGACTGCCGCGCACACGGTCCTGTACGAGTCCAATGCCGCGCCCGAAGATGAGGAAACGGGGGGCGGCAACGAATCCCAGTGGTGGCAAACTGTGGACCTGCCCGGCCGCGCCGGACTGGCGAGCATCCTGCCAGAAGGCCTGCGGCCGACGCAACTGAACACCGTCGGCAATGCCGCCGAGCTGGAAGAGTGCCGCGACCTGATCGCCGGCATGATTGCCGGCTGTTTCTCGATGCCGGTCTCGCGCGCTGTGGGGAGTTCGCCCAATGGGGGCTATCCCGGCATGCGGAACGACCTGCTGCCGTACCACACGGCGATCGGCAGCGACCGGGCCCAGGTCTGGGAACCGCACTATCTGGTCCCGCTGTTCCGGGCGTTTCTGCATGAACTGCGCATGACGCCGGCCTGGGAACGCCTGATGGACTCGCTGACGGTCGAAGACCCCGGTTTCGCCGCCGTGCTGCTCGATCTGATGAACGTCGAATGGCGCTGGCCCGGCCGCGATCTGGTGGTCGATCCCTCCCGCGAACAGGAAGCTCTGCGGAAAAAAATGGCGATGGGCACCGCACTCCGCGAGGATGAAGTCGACGGGGACCTGTACGAGCATGACCGCCGCGCCGCCGAATCGCTGGGGCTGGGAAATGACGAGGCCGGCGTGACGAAGTACCGGCAGCTGGTGGCCTGCTGGATCCACCAGGTGCAGACACTGGATCCGGCCGCGCAGGCGGCTGCCGAAGGCGAAGAATCGCCCGGCGAAGGGGACTGAATACCCGGGAAATCACCTCTCCGCGCAATCACTGCTGAAGACGGTGATGCCTGCCGAAATCACACTCCCCGCCGACTTCGCCCTCGAAGCGTCCCTGACGTTCCTGCCGCCGGCCGGAACAGATACCCCGCGCCGGTTCCGCATGCAGGCCTATGACGGAGGCCTGTTGCGACTCGGCAATGCGCCCTATCCGGTAATTGTCGATCTGTCCGGCATGCGGACGGTCGACCAGGTCAAGGCGCTCATGAGTCACGATGCGGCCCAGCCGGTCGGGCACATGGAGCAGGTGCAGATCGGCGACACGATCGAAGCCGAAGGGGTGTTCAGCGTCCCCCGCTTTGCCGCTGATATCGACGCGGCCCAGCAGAATGGTTTTCGCTGGGAAGCCTCGATCGGCGCGACCATCGAAGACGGTGCGAGAGACGTGATTGCCGCCGGTCAAACGGTGCACGTCAACGGCCGTACGTTTCGCGGGCCTGTGATCGTGGCCCGCAAGACCCTCCTCCGCGAAGTCAGTTTCACCGGCGTCGGTGCCGGCTCGAACACATCCGCCCGCATCGTCGCCTCGGCGACGCCAACCACGTACGAAGGATTCGCAATGCCTGGTGAGCTGCCGCCCCCGGAAACTAAACCTGCTGTCGATCCCGCTGTGACTCAGGAACTGACCGAGCTGCGCGAGCTGAAGGCCAGCTTCAAGGCCGAACAGGAGGCCCTCAAAACGGCCCGTGAAGAACTGCAGGCCGAACGGGAAGCGGCCCGCCGGGAACGCGTGGTCGACAGCATCGACCGGATCATGGCGCAGTACGGCAATCCCGGCGAGGACATCGTGGCCGCGCTGAAAGACAAGGCCAAGTCCGGCGCGATCAACGAAACGGAAATCGAACTCACCATTCTGCGGGCCGCCGGCAACCAGAAACTCGGCGGCTTCCGACCGATCGGCGGCAAGAGCGGCGCCCCCGCGAATTCGCACGTGATCGAAGCGGCCCTGTGTCTCACCCAGGGCTGGGAGGAATCGGAACTCGAAAAGTTCGGCATGGATCAGAAGACGATCAATGCCGCCCTCGAAACCCGCTGGAGCGGTTTCGGGCCCCGCGCCCTGTTTGTGGAATCGCTGCAGGCTCGCGGGCATCATGTGACCGGCGGCCAGCTGCAGGACAATGATATTCAGGCGGCGGTCAGCTACTCCGAACAGGACCTGATTCAGGCCAGCGGCGCCAGCTCCACCATCAGCGTGCCGGGAATCCTGTCCAACGTGGCCCGCAAGGAAATGCTCCGCCGCCTGGATGCGTTCACCCCCTGCATCACGAAACTCGCGAAACGGGGGACCACCAGCGATTACAAGCCGTTTTACATGTACCGCATGAGCACCGGCGCCATGCTGGAACAGGTCGGTGCCGACGGCGAACTGAAGTCGATGGAGCTGCAGGAAGCGGAGTTCCAGGCCCGCGTTTATCCGTTCGGGAAAAAGCTCTCGCTGAATGCGGTCATGATTCGCAACGACGATATGAGCGCGTTCACCGACCTGGCCGGACTGTTCGGACTGACCGCTGTGCGGACTCTGGAGTTCTACGGATTCAAAACCCTGCTCGCCAAGCAGGACACGTTCTGGACCACCGGCAAAGGGAACCGCCTGGCTGCCGGCGCCGGTTCCGCCCTGGGGCTGGACTCGCTGGGATCGGCTTACCAGCTGTTCCTGGCCATGAAGGATTTCACTGGGCAGTACATCGGCATGGAACCGAAATACCTGACCGTCAGCCCGACCAACAAGGTACTGGCCGGCAAGCTGTACAAGGATTCGCAGGTGAACCTGGCGGCCGCCGGCGACACCGACGTGATCGTCGAACGGCTCAGCGGCAACTCCTATCAGGGGATGTTTCAGCCGCTCTACTCGCCCTACCTGAGCCAGGGGGCTGTCCCCAACGCCAACGGCTCCCAGTGGCTGCTGTCGGCCGATCCGAACGTCATCGCCCCGATCGTCGTGGTTTACCTCGACGGCAAAACCAAACCCCAGATCAAGACCTGGGAAGCCATCCCCGGCAAGATGGGGATGCAGTGGGACGCCACATTCAATTTCGGGTTCAACCTGCTGGAAGACACCGGCAGCGTGTACAGCCCGGGGCAGTGATCCGCGACTGAATTGACGGCCGTTTTTCATTTCACCGTTTCCAAGCTGGAAGTAAATCTCATGGGTGCGACTTACAAGCATGGCTCGACGCTGTCGATCGATTACACGCCGGCCTCCGCCACAGAGGCGGGGACAGTGCTGAATCGAGCGGGCCGTGTCTGCCTGGTGCAGACCGATCTGGAAGCGGGCTCCGTTGACGGTTACGCCATGCCGAATGTCGGAGCCGTGGCCGCTCCAGTCGGCGAAAACGTCTGGGAGTTCCCGAAGGCCTCCGGCGTGGTGATGCTCGACGGCGGACGGGTCTATTATGACCCGGCCAGCGACACCTGCAGTTTTAAGCGCGGCAGCGTGCATGCTTTTTATGTCGGCACAGCAGTCGGCGATTGTGCCAGCACGGACACGACCGTGCTGGTCTGCGTGAATGCCCTGCCCCGGTACCTGATCGACCTGGCCAACTCGCCGATCCAAACCGCGATCGTCAAAACCGCCGGTGCCCCGGCCCTGCGACGACTCGGCAGTGCGCACAGCCTTGAACTCGACGCGACGAACGAAGCCCAGAAGGTCGACGCCCTGTCTTACGACAGCTTTGACCCGCGGGATGGGTTCATTGCGGAATTCATCGTCAATCCGGTCACCAACGGTTCGGCCGCTGCCGTCGATTTCAACCTGGGCATCGCCAGCGGCACGCATGCCACCGACGCCGACTCGATTGCCAAGTACATGTTCCTGCACATCGACGGCGCCAGCACCAACCTGCTGCTGCAGAGCAAGGACGGCACGACCACCGTGGCGGCCACCGATACCAATGTCGACCTGACCGCCGGCACCCCCTTTGAAGTCTGGATCGACGGCCGCAACCCCGCTGATCCGCAGGTGTATCTTGATGGCGTTCATGTCCTGCCCGACAGCGTGTTCAGCCTGGCGGCGATGACCACGGCCTACCTGCTGGCGCATCTCGAGAAAACCGCCGCGACCGCGACCGGCGAGCTGCATGTCGACCGCGCAACGGTCCGACTGGCCAGCCTCTAAACCCAGTCGCTGAAAACACCGCCTCTCCGCCCGAGTCAGACGTGGGGCCAGCCCTTCGGGGCGAGCGCCCTGCGTCTGACTTTGCATTTGGTGTCACCATGAATGCCCTGCTGATCGGCGAACAGACCACCGTGACCCTGATCCGCACCCAGGGCGTCAGCGTCACAATCCTGGATTCCGCGCGGCAGCGCCACACGGTGAAAGCCCAGATCGGCCAGACGAACAGTCTGCAGCAGGGCCTGGGGAACACCGCCCTGCCGGCGAATCAGGTCCGCACGACGGATTTTCTGGTGCCGACAGCGGACCTGGGCTGCCCGATTTCGCGGGGCACACTCATTGAGTTCGCCGGCAATCAGTTTCGGCCTGTGGCTCAAGGCGCCGACGGCGAAACCCGGCTTTCCCGGTTCGGACTGATCACACGCATCCACACGGTCCAGGTGAAATAATGCCCTCCCCGTTGCAGTTCAATCCCTCGCTCCAGTTTCCGCCGCGTCTGCTCGCAGAAGCCCTGCGCGAGCTGCTGGACTCGCCGTCTGATGCTGTGCCGGGCCTGCCGGCCGGAACGCTCACCGTCTCCCGGGCCTGGCTGCCGGTCTATCAGCTGACCAGCACCGAAGAGATCGTCGTCACCGTGCTGAGCGACGAAGACAATGGCGAGCGGCTGATGCGCGGGGCCCGGCCGGGCGTGGTCGGTGAAACCGAAATCGCGTTCAGCATCCAGCAGTTGGTCACGGCGGATCCCCTGAGCTTCGAAGGCAAACAGCAGATCGATGCCGTGCACGATTTTTCCGAACGGGTGCTGCAGGCGGCCTTCGCGCCGATCACGGCGGCTGGCGGCACCTGGCATCCGCTGACGTACCGCCGGAGCCGGGTGGATGACACGCTCACCAATTGGAATCAGGTGACGGTGCTGTTCGTGATCACATACAAGGCCGCACGCACATGAGCCGCCTGAGCGAAGCGATCAACGGCTGGCGGAATGCGGTATCGCCCTCGGGCCAGCAACGCCGCCGCCAGGTGCAATGGGAATTTTCTTCCGCCGCGATCACCGTACCGATCGAACAGGCCAAACACCGCAACCTGCGACTGATCTGTGCCCTGACCCGCAAGTTCGCGCAGGAGTCCATGATTCACCGGGCCGGAGCGGCGAGTCCCGGTTCGCCGCCGTCAGCGCATTCCGGACTGCTGCAGCAGGGCATTTTCTATCGCGTCACCAAAGATCGGGGCTATGTTGGTCCCTCGGACTTCGGTACCCGGGTCGGCTATTCGGTCCCCGAAATTCTCGAGCAGGGCGGCACAGTGACCCGTTTGATCTGGACGTACCGCCGCCGGCGACGCATCGCAATCACAAAGCAGGTCACGCAACATTTCCACGCGTTCCCCTATATGGCGCCCGCGCTGGAACGGGCTTGTCGCCCCTTCAAGGATCTCTGGAAAGACTGCCTGTAGTGCCACGTTTGTGAGCTGCGGCGCAATCAGTCCGGGAGCAGTGAATAGCCCTTCGTATTCCTGCTTTCCCGGAGATTCCTCCCATGCCGATTCTCGGCGCCGATTGCAAGCTGTATCGCAATACCGGCAGCTATGACAGCCCGGTCTGGAACGAAGTTCCCCTGGTCACGGATGTGAAGCTCAACCTCGAAAAAGGGGAAGCGGACGTCACCACGCGCGCCGGTGCCGGCTGGAAACAACGCATCAGTGCCCTCAAGGACGCCAGTGTCGAGTTCGATCTGATCTGGGAACCGGGCGACGATGATTTCGAGGCCTTCAAGGATTCCTGGCTGGAAGACTCCATTATCGATCTGGCCGTGATGGACGGCGACATCGAGGCCGAAGGCACGTGGCAGGGCCTGCGGGCGGAAATGGAAACCTTCAGCTTTACGCGAAATGAAGCCCTGGCCGATGCCGTCGCGGCGTCCGTGAAGTGCATGCCGACGTTTTCCGAGCATGCGCCTGACTGGATGGTAATTGTCGTGGAAGGTGGCGGCGGGGGTGGCGGTGGAACCTAATTCTCGGTCGACATTGTCCTGACACACTGGTGGAGTGCTGCATGTTGTCCCCTCGTGACATCTTTACCCGGGCCATTGCCGGCCTGCCGGCGGAACGCCCGATCCTGGTGCAGGCATGCGACCTCGTCACGGCCTTCGGCGCCGAGGCCTGCCAGCAGCAACTGCAGCGGGATGTGGCCACGCTGGCCGCGGTGTCGGAAAAGGCAAAACAACAGCGACTAAAACTGCTGGAACAGCTCATTGCCGACACCAAGCCGTCGCAGCCGGGCAGCACTGTGCTGCGGGAAGCCCTGGCCGAACGCCGGGCGATCCTGAGCGGCAGCGCCTATCAACCCGCCCTCTGCCGATTGACTGTCGGACAGATGCAGCAGCTGCTCAACTCGGTCCTCCCCGTCACTGAAACCCGGCCGCCTGTCGCTCCGGAACCTGCCGACGAGAGCGAACAACCCGTCCTCTGAACCACTAATCGCATCCGCTGAACACCTGGGAAATCATGACACCTGACCCCGCCCATCTGCGCGCCGTCTACCGCGAAGCCATCGCCTGCAAACCGGATGAGGCCCGCGTGAGCCTGCGCGCCGAACAGCTGTGCGTGGCCTTGGGAAGCGATCTGGCCAGCCGCCTGGCCGGCATGGACCTGGTCCTCACGGAGATTGACGAGACTTGCCGCGCGGCCAAAGACGCGTTGCTGGACATCGAATCGGAACAGCTGGCCCGCCTGCAGCGCCGGAAACGGCTGGGCTATCGCGAGCAATCGAAAATCGAATCCCTGTCCAAGCGCCGCCAGAAGCTGCAGGTCTGCCGGCTGGTGAGCGTCCACGTGGGCGCATTACGGACCGCGCTGGATACTTTCGCGGAGGAGTAAGCATGCGGATATTTCAGACGAAAACGCCGGACAAGCAGGGCACCATTGACTGGCAGCTCACGCATTCCATTGCCTTGTTCCGGCAGGTCAAAGCCCTGCTGCAGATCGATCTGCTGACGCCGGATGCCCCGGCCGACCAGCCGGCGGCCCTGCGGTTGAGTCAGGATCTGGAAGTGTTTGTGAATGCGCTGTATGCCTGCGTGAAAGAGCAGGCGGATGCCGCAGGCATCACCGACGAACAGTTCGGCATGCTCCTGGAGGATGCGGCCTTTGTTGCGGCCCGCAAAGCCTTCTGGGAGGAGTGGGAGGATTTTTTCGTGCGAACCGGAGCGATGGCCAAGGCGGCCCAGCTCCGGAAGCAGCTCGAAATCTTCGCCGCCGCCGCCCAACGACTGGCGGGAATCCCGGTGGAGAAGTTTCTGGGACCGATCGACGCGGCCATCGAGCAGGGATTGTCGATCGCTGGGCCTACATCGATGAAATCGCCGGCGTTTTAGGGGTCGACCCCGAACCGCTGACGCTGGGACGGCTGCTCACGCGCTATCTCGCCCGACAGAAACACGACTGGCGATTGTGCAGCCATGTGCTGGCCGAGCTGATGAATGGCCCTCGGCAGCGGAAGGACAAACGTCCCTGGCTGCCGGACCAGCTCAATCCCTATGCCGAGCGGGTGGAAACCACGGCGGAAAAAGTGACGCCTTCCGAGTTTGTGCAGAAGGCCCTCTCCTCTCTGCTGTGAGTGCGTTATGTCTGACATCCGAGCCGGCCGCGCATTTGTGGAATTGTACGTCGAGCAGACGGCCCTCTATGCCGGCCTGAAAAACGCTGAAGATCGGATGCGGCAGTATGCTCAACGGGTGGGCTTGACGATGGCGGCTGCCGGCACCGCCGGTCTGGCCGGACTCGTTGCGGCCATCAACAAGGCGAGCGATCAGTTCGAGAACCTGAACGCCTTCCAGGAAGTGTTTCGAGGCTCGAATGCCGCGGCCAATCAGTTTGCGGACACGCTGGCCAATCGGGTCGGCCGGTCCACGGTGGCGATCAAGCAGGGCATGACGCCGATCGGCGCGATGGTGCGGGGGCTGGGGCTCGCTGGCGATGAAGCCGCCCGGTTCGCGTCAGAAGCGACGTCGGCCGCACTCGACATCTCCAGTTTTTTCAATAGCGACACCGCCGATGCGATGCAGCGGATTCGGTCGGCCCTCTCCGGATCGAGCGAAGCGGTTGACCAGTTCGGGATTAACATGCGTGCCCAGGCGCTGGAACTGAAGCTGACCGAAATGGGCTTTGAGGGGAATGTGCAAGCGGCCAGCGAGCTGGAAAAGACGCTGGCTCGACTGGCGATTATTCAGGAATCATTGGCCCGCAGCGGCGCGGCCGGCGATCTGGAACGCACCAAAGACCAGTACGCCAATTTGAGCCGCACACTCCGGGAATCCCTGGGCACTCTGGCTGCGGCGGCTGGAGCTCCACTGCAGCCTCTCGCCGAGCTGGTGATGCGGGGTCTGGTGCCGCTGATCCAGAATACCACCAAGTTTCTGCAGCAGTCTCCTCAGTTCATTCAAGCCCTGGCCGCGATTGCCGCCGGGGCAGTGATCTCCGGTTCCGGACTGGCCGTGCTCGCAAGCAAAACTTTGCATACGGCTGCAAATTTGACGATTGCCGCCGCTGGTGCCGTGAAACTGGTGCTGTGGCTCCGTCGGATTGGCGCGGCAAGCTACCTCGCGGCCGCAGGCCAAACGGCGCTGGCTGTGGCCTCCCGCAGTTTGTCGGCGGTCTGGACCTATCTGCCGGCCAAAGGACTGCTGCTCAAGGCCCTGCTGGCGGTGACTGGAGCCATCACCTGGGGAGTTGTCGCGGCCTTTGCGGCGATCGCAGTCGCCATTGCTGCCGTAGGGGTCTGGTTTGCCTCGATCCACCAGCGGACCGGCGCACTCAATCCCCTGCTGCAGGCCTTTGGAACGATCTGGCAGCGCCTGGGAGCGGTCTGGCAGCAGAACATCATTCCCGTTCTGCAGAAGCTGCAAGCGTTGTTCTCCGGCCTGTTCGGCGGTCAGGCGGATTTCTGGGGCGACAAGATCTCCACATTGGCCGAGCTGCTCGGCAATATGCTCGTTTATGCCGCTGAAGCGGCTGCCGGAGCGGTGGCCTCCGTCGCAGATGCCGTCGGTTGGGTGATCGATCAGATCAATCGACTGCTTGGAATTGACACCTCCCGCAAGCAAAGGTCCCAGGGACAAAAAGATGGATCTGGAGAAACAGAGCAGCCGGCCGCGAAAGAAATTCCTAAAGAACTGCAGGATTATGCCGACAAACTGCGCGAGGACCTGAAAACGCCCGCCCAACTGTTTGCCGATGAGCTACAAAAACTGACGGAAGCACTGCAGGCCGGCGCGATCACGCCCGCGGAGTTCGATGTCGGCAAGGCCAAGGCTGAGCAGGAACGGGACGACAAACTGAAACAGGAGTTTGACCAAAGCGATGCGGGTAAGGCGGCTGCGGACCGCAAAGCCGAAATCGAACGGCTGGAGCAGTCCCTGCAGACCCCGCTGGAGAAGTTTCAGGAGACGGTGGCCGTGCTTGATTCCGCCCTGTCGAACAATGAAATCGGACCGGAGTTTTATGATGCGGCCGTGGCCGCGTCCGAAAAGCTCCGGAAGGACGCGGAGCAACGCGAAGTGGAAGCGGCCCAGCAGGCCCAGGAAGAAGCCCGGCGCGAGCAGCTGCAGAAAATCAACAAGCAATTCGAACGCCGCTATCAGGCCGCGCAGGCCATTTCCAACAGTGATCCCGACCGCGCCGACGCCCTGGAAACCGAGACGCTACGGCAGCAGTTCCATGCGCAGCGCGATGCCGGTTTTCAAGATGAAGCCTTTCAGTCCCTGATGCAGTACCTGGGGGCCATCGTCGATCGGTCCTCGGAAATCGACGACAAGGTCAAAGAACAGAAAGATGAAGCGGACCTGATCACCGGATCCGCCCGGGAAGCGGCGTTCGGACTCGGAACCAAAACGGTCAATCAGGAACTGCTGGAACAGCAGAAAGAAGCCAACCGCAAAGCGGACGCCGCCCGGGAACTGCTGGACCGGATTCTGAAGGTGTTCGAGGACTGATTTCCTGGGTGTTCGCGCAATCGGAACCGTCTGGGTGACATGATTTTTGTCACTCGGAGCTGGCTGCATGGCTGTGGACGAAGAAAAATGGTTTCTGAAGCTTGGGTGGGAAGAAACCCATTCCACGCAGGACACCAAGATCAATGCGCTGGTCTATGGTCCTGCCACGCGCACAGAGCTGTTCAACTATCTCTTGAGCGAATTGCCCCTGCTCTATGGCACACTGGTCTTCAAGGGGCTCGACTCCGCCAGCGTGCTGGCGAATCAGCCGTATCTGTGGAATGTACGCGTGGCTTATGGGGCGTATCAGGACAAGCGCGAGCTGCAGGCGGGCGAATGCGAATTCAAGTTCACCCCCGTCAAACGGCAGATCAAACGGACAATTTCCATTTCGTCGCGATGTTATGACAGCAGCGGAGCCATCACACCGCCGGACTTGCAGATTATCGGCTGGAAGCCGAAAGACGAACGGGCCGATGGCACCACGGTCACCGAGTATCTGGTCGGTTTCAGCTGGCGGGTGGCGGTGCCGGCCTCGACCGCTTCGGAAAGCTGGCGCCGGGCTGTCGGTGACCTGCAGGGGACGACCAACACCGCTACTTTTTTTGGCTATGACGCCGGCGAAGTGCTGTTCGACGAAATCGACGGCGGCGTGCGCGGTGCGGGAATGTACGTCTTCACGCTGTCATTTGTGCGCGGGAAGAATGTTGCCAGTGTCAATGTCGGAGGGATCACGGTGCCGAATGTAAAGGCCTGGGAAATCATTGATGCTGACGATCAAAAAATCGTCCTCGATACCAGCGGCAGCAAGCCCCGCCTGGTGCCCCAGGTCGAGAGAGTCAAAGTCCATAAAGTGGCTGAAGAAGGCGACTGGACCGCCCTCTCGGCCTTGCTGGGAGTGTGATCAATGCCTGGCAATCCCCTGCATGGCCGCGGGCCGTTCGTCCGCCGTTCTGAACTCCGCAGCTGGCAGAATGAGCTGCCCAGTGCAGCCCCGGGACCAGGCGATTCGCTCAAGGACGCCTGCTGGATCCGCAATCAGACCGAAGACGCCCTGCCTGTGTTCAGCGTGGTGCAGATCGGCGCGGCCGCGATCGGCCCGGAAGACGATGATGCTGCCTATCAATTCGGGGATCCCTGTTTTGACGGGGATTCGGTGGCCGGCGACGCCACGGTCAAAATTGCTGTCGTGCAGGAACCTGCCGCCACGGACGGCAGCCTGGTCAAAGCCAAGATTGCCGGAGCCACGCGTGTCCGGCTCACGGGCGAGGCCGGGAAGGGGTACGCCAGTCCCAAAGCCGGCGAAACCACGCTCGAAGCCGCTGACAGTGGGCCGTGCGTGATCCTCTATGACCCGGGCCCGGGAGACGGCGAGCGGATTGCCTGGGTGCGGATCGGCGGGGGGAGTGGCTCCGGCGGGGGAACTGGGAGCGTTGATCTCAGCGCCTGCGGCTGCGGGCCGTTCATCCAACCCGGGCAGGTCGAATTCGCCGGCATCGGCAAAATGCCCGCCGCGCTGGTGGTCGGCGACCCTTTTGCGCTGGAGCCGATCATCTGTGATGCAGATGTGGGGGCCTCCAAATATGTCGCCCCGCCTGTCACCTTGACTTGTCCCACACCGCCCGAAGGAGTCGAGGAAGAGGAGGAAGAAGGGGGCGGGGACTGATGGGTGACTGGGTGCGTGAAGCGGAGATCGATTTTGGGGATGGATCGTTCAACAAGGGCACTGTCACACTCCACATTTTCCCCGGCGAAGGGAATGAGTGTGAGAACGCGCCGGATGTTTATTTCAAAAACGTCCTGCCCTTCCATCCCGGGATCTACAACTGGTTCAAGTTTGTGGGCGGCACGAATGTTCCCCCAAACATGCTCAACTGCATCTGCATCGGCCCCAGTTACGAAACCGAAGACGTAGCTTGCGGTCTGTGCAAAGACGGCAAGCGTCCTGAATTCTGGGGCGTGTCGGGGTTCACGATTTCCTTAGCAGGATCTCCACCGCCGTGGCCATCGCCCTTGAGCCCCTCCGGAAACTTGGAAATCGATACCGGCTGCGGATGCTACAAGATGGTGGAAAAACGCTTTTCGGCGATCGCGATTGGCTCTCAGTCGATCCCAGATTTGGGAGCGGGATCGCTGGCTTATCAATGGCAATTCGACGTGCTGGGTGAGCGTCCGGATGAATGGAACAGGCAGCCGACATGCGGAGTGGGAGAGGGGCAAGCCGGGATGACATGGTTGGGATGGGCGGCGAGCACTCACTTTTGCGAGGCGAAGCTAATCAATAATGAAAGTGTTTACGGAGTGACCTGCAATGTATTCTACAGAGAGGGCGGATTCACAACAGCGATGGGGCCAGAAGGTCCTTACGTGACCAGCTATACGAGTGATGTGTTCGCCGCACCCTATGGGTACTTTCCCAAGCCGGACGATCTGCCGATCGACTGCACCCAGCCGATCCTCCTTTCCCTGCAGACGCCGTCGAACGTGTTCAGCACCGGCTGCGGCGGCGGGGTGATTATGCCCGACACCATCACGATTTACCCAATGGCCTGACCGATGAGCAACGTCACCTACAGCCGCGAAATCCTGATTGGCAGCAACTCCGCCACGGTCTCGTTTCAGAAGACGAGCGAAGAGGGCTGCGATCTGTCGCTGCAGTACACGCAGGATCAGTACGCCGGACAGAATGACTTTGCGGTGATCGCGGCCCGCCCGACGATCCCGTGGGGATTCTGCGTGCCGTCGCATGTCTGCATCTCGAATGCGTGGCGGTATGACGGCTTCGATGATGGCTATGCCATTGCCGGGCATCCGTTCGAGTTTGAAGACGATTTTTTGCAGTACCAGAACAACGTGGACCTGTGCGCCTGGTTGATCTCCTTCGACTTCGGGGAATCCCCGCCCAACTTCGTATCGAATGCCTATGTCGTGGTGCACTGCCTGCCCGATTACGATACCGAACGGGTCCCCTGCCACGCTGACGCTGTCGATGAGTATCCGGACCTCGCGCCGGATCCAGATGAAGCGATGAGGTTCAGCACGCTGCCAGAGCGGAAAGACCGGCAGCTGTGGATCAACGTGCTGGATCAGGTCTCGCCCTGGAGCGGCGAAAAGAAACTGCTCATCCAAATTCAGCCGCTCCCCGGTGGCCCCGTGTTGCGGCGATATGCCAGCTCCCGGCATGCCACGATTCCCGGCCCTCGTCTTTACCTTTGGTGACCCATGCCGCTGATGACCTGTGAAATCACCGTCAGCAGCCTGGATCCAGGCGGGGTGGTGGCCCGATTCAAGACGATCTCCGATTTCGCTCCGCCGATCCTGCAGTGGTGCTATCACCGCATCGGCACAGCGGGGCTTTCGGCTGTGCTGAACGAAGCTGGGGTCGCCTACTTCGCATCGCAGGCCGATGCAGTGAACGCCGCGATTGCCGAGGCTCTGACGGACGCCCAGAGTCATTATGACGGTCAGGATCTGGAGGTCTGCGACGGAGAGTGCTTTGGGTCTGGCAACAGTGGGGGCGGAGCCTACGAGGAGGCCGCTGCCGGTGCCACGATCACCGCCCCGGGTGTCAGCGACGGTGACATCCCCCCCTGCGTTGGACCAGCGGCCGAATCACAACTGACCGTGACAGCACGTGCCCCCGGCGGTGTGACCGCCGTCGACCTCAATGAAGTCCTGGGATCCGCGATCGCGGGCAACTTCGAAAATCCGGAGACTGCGGGGACGATCATCGGCGCGTTACAGGGCGCGGGAGGCATCGCCACTTGGAACGGGACCGCTTTTGAACTGTACGTGGATTTCTACGGTGGGGCTTATGCACGCATCAGTCTTTCGCCTGACCCCATCGCGGTCTCAATCGTCGGCAAGGCCACGCCTTCCAGCCCGGTGACATTCACGGATGCGTATCTGACGCTCGATTACGAGGTCATGGACCAGCATGATTCGCGGATTCTGACAGCGTCCTCGATGAGTGGGACGACGGGCATCGTCCCAGGGTCACTGATGCAGAAGATTTTCGGTCCGGACATCGAAATCACCGAGTCTGTGTTGCTCGTCCCCGGGACGACTCATTTTGAGCCGGCCACCAATTCCGAACACCTGACATTCGGCGGGTCACTCGATCTGTTTATCGCCCCCTATTTCGTGGTGCTTGACCCCGGAAACCAGGGCAGTTGCGAGTGCGACATCAGCTACGTCAACCCGTTTCCGTTCAATCCGTCATGTGATCGGGTCAGCCCTCAATACCTGTATCTGTGGTACGAGGCCCCGACCGGATTCAAAATCACTGGTGGACTGAAACCGGCCTGCCGCATCCCGATCTATCTCCCCCGGGGACTCACGCCATGACAATTCTGGTCACCGCTGCTGATGCACCGGACTGCCCTTACCGGGTGAGTCGCCACGTCTCGATCTGCCACTGCAGGCATCCCGCCGTGGTCGGCACAGGCCAGCCGCGAGGCGTGCCGTGGAGCCGCTGCGTCAGCTGCCAAGAGCGGGAGAGTCTTGTGCATCTGGAGGCAGTAAGTTCACCATCTGCCGTCCATGTAGTGACTAAAAAAGAACCCTGCACACCCTGCGAAGCGGCGAAGAAGGCCGCCCGGGAAGCCGCCGAAATGCGGCGGATGTTTGGCATGTGATTTCCTGAGTGCGCACTCAAGAAATCAACGCCGCAGATCAGGGCCGGTCCGTCACGAACAGCATGATATTCGGGCCCACAAATGCGCGCTGTTGACCGGCCGGAAACGTGATCACCACGTCGAATTCATACTTGCCGGCCTGCCAGGCGCTGGTCTCTTCCGACGTCGATTCGAATCGCACCACCTTGGCCCCCGTGCGGACCGGGATCGAGCCGGCGACCTCAAACGTGACCGCCTCACTGCAGTCGATCCGCCGCGCCACCAAGCGGGCCGTGGATCCTTCCGGCAAGTCCGGGAAATCCGACCGGCTGAACTCGATCGCCGACTCCAGCGCGGCTGTGTAATTGTCTCCCCGCACGAGCGGTGCCGAGAGACCGCGACCGGAGAGCGTCGGCACGCTCACGTTGATCTGCCGCGTGCCGGCGAGCTGGGCCAGGGCCGTCGGCGAAAAGCTGGTGACCGTCCCGTCGCCTGTGCCGCCGCCGCCCTCTCCGCTGCCAGGGCATTCGACCGGCGGAGATTCCAGGATCTCGTCTTCGGCACCAGCGGCCGTGATCTGCAGCCAGCCGCGATACAGCAGGCCCCGGGAATCGAGGACTTCGGCCCGCAGCGTCTGGCCAGTCAAGTCCTCGTTGATCGTCGCCCGATACCGCAGCGGTTTGGCTTCGGAATCAACTTCGAGCAGGGCATCGGGAGT